TTGAACAACAGCTTTAACTCCCCGGAAGGGAGTATTGCTGCTGGTACACCTTCGACAACGGGCGTTTAGGAGGGTTTGACATGGCTATTTCTCGCGCACAACTCGCGAAAGAGCTTGAACCCGGCCTTAATGCCTTGTTCGGGCTTGAATATGACCGGTATGACAAAGAACATACCGCAATCTACGAAGAAGAGTCTTCAGATCGTGCATTTGAAGAGGAAGTAATGCTTGCCGGTTTCGGAACGGCTCCGGTAAAAGGTGAAGGCAGTGCAATTTCATTCGATGACGCGCAGGAAACATATACTGCTCGTTATACGCATGACACCATTGCGCTTGCGTTCAGCATTACGGAAGAAGCGATCGAAGATAACCTGTATGATCGTTTGGCTTCTCGGTATACCCGCGCTTTAGCACGTTCAATGTCGCAAACGAAGCAGGTTAAAGCTGCTGCGGTGTTGAACAATGCTTTTGACACTTCTTATCCCATTGGGGATGGCGCGGCTCTTTGCTCGTCTTCACATCCGTCGCTTACCGGTAATCAGCGTAATGTGCTGTCTACCGCAGCGGATCTCAACGAAACCTCTCTTGAGCAGATGTTGATTGATATTGCCGGATTGACGGATGAGCGCGGATTGAAAGTTGCGGTTCGTGGAATGAAATTACTCATTCCAAAGGAACTGCAATTTATATCCGAGCGGGTGCTTAACTCAACCCTACGTGCAGGAACGGCGGATAATGATATTAACGCCATGAAAGCAATGGGGATGTTACCCGAAGGGGCTTATGTCAATCACTTCTTGACTGATACGGATGCGTTTTTCATTAAAACGGATGCGCCAAACGGCTTTAAGCTGTTTCAGCGTACGCCGATCCGTACCGCGATGGAGGGTGATTTTGATACTGGAAACATGCGTTTTAAGGCACGGGAGCGTTACAGCTTTGGTGTTTCTGACTGGCGTGGTGTTTTTGGTACACCCGGAGCGTAATTTTTCGTTCTGAAGGAATGGAGGGGTGGCTTCTGTCGCCCCTCTGCTTTTCTGGGAAAATTAGCCCTAGCGACTGTCCCAGCAGACGCTTACCAAGACTCTAGGGCAAAACCTTTGGTAAGGGGGTAATAAAGTGGCGAAAACTACTTTTTCAGGTCCAGTTCGATCTTTGGCAGGCTTCATTAATGCGGGTTCCACGGGTGTTGTTAGCCTAACGGCGGATACGACGCTGACCGTTGCTTCTCACGCAGGAAGACTATTACTAACTAATGACGCCGATGGCAAATTCACGTTGCCTTCTATTGACGTTACAACTCCCGGCGATCCGACGGATCCCACTCAGCTCAACAACCTTGGCGCAACCTTCACTTTCTTAGTGATTACCGCAGCTACGGATATGGATATTTTGACCGATGGAACAGACAAGTTTGTCGGTGGACTTTATCTTGGTAAGAGTGATGCGGCGGGCAAGACCTTTATGTCTGGCGGATCTAATGATGTCATCACGATGAATGGTTCCACCAAGGGCGGTATTGTTGGCTCAGTGGTCACTTGTTACGCGGCGGCTAGTGCAAAATACGTTGTTAGTGGGACAGTGCTTGCTTCTGGCACGGTAGTTACTCCATTTGCTGACGCATAAAGGAGTATCAAATGGCAGATTCAGTAAATGCTTCGACCATTATTGATGGTCCTCGTAAAGCGGTGTTTTACCTTACTAATGTTAGTGATGGTACGGGTGAAGCGGCTGTTACGAAGATAGATGTAAGCGCTTTAAGCACCAGTGCAGACGGAGACGCTTGCACGGGTGTTCGCATTGAAAGTCTTTCTTTTTCTACTGTTGGAATGGGCGTCCAATTGCTTTGGGATGCTACAGCTAACCGTTTAGCCATTGAACTTCCCCCCAACTATAGTGACTCTTTTGATTTTTCCGAGTTTAGCGGTCTTCCAAACTATTCCGGCTCTGGAAAAAATGGGGATTTGTTATTAACCACAGTAGGGGCGGCAAGCGGCGAGACGTATACTTTAACAATTACCTGTATTAAAGAATATACGGCTTTGTAAAGGTTACCTGCGGAGCTTTTATGCGCATGCAAGACGAGGCCCCACCAATTCCTAAAAATCAGGAGGAGATGCGGATTCAGTTTTACCATTACGCCACACAGCAACATTACATATTAGATAAAGTAAACCAACTGGAACCGGACGTTAAAGATATAAAACGTACTTTGTTCCAGATAAAGTGGTTTCTGCTGGGCGGCGTAGTGATATTGCTGACGCAACAAACGGGGATCTGGACCGTTTTAGCGGCAATGCTTAAATGAATCATGGTCATGAAGTTCAATGAATCATATCTCGGGCTTGAAAAGGAGATATGCGACGAAATTCGTGATTGGTCGGCATATGCCTTAGAAGAGAAAAGCCCCGACTTTAATGGCTTTTCTCCGTGCCCCTATGCGAAAAACACATGGGAAGACCATAAAGTTTCTATTGTTTTTAAGTATTCCGCGTCTTACCAACCCCTTTACAATTTAATTTCTTTATTTGACGACACCTCGGATCTTGTCCTTTTGGTGGACTTGAAATACCCCGATTCAGATTATTTTCATACGCATCTGTTTGAGTTAAACGACGCTATCGCTGATGGAGACTTTGGTGATAAAGATCTTTGGCTAATGGGGTTTCACCCGGAAGACGAAGCAAATGAATTAATTGATGATGGTACGTTTGAACCTCATGTAGAAACCAGTTATGCCATGATTTTTATTCAACGGTTGGCTAAATTACATGAAGCATCGGAGAAACTAGCTAGTCTTGGATATTACGATAGGTATACTGGTAATTATGATATTTCTAGCATTCGAGAAAAAAGGTCCGAATTGTACGGGAGACTAAAAAATGGATGATAAATACATACCGCAACATAAACGCCTTGCTATGGGGTTCGGCCCGGAACGTATACCACAATACGAACAGGAGCGACGGGCTCGTGAAACGTTGGACCGACTCACGGGCCTCGTAAAATTGCGAGGTGGTGGTGCGGTGAAAAAAACGGGGCCTAAAAAAGCCATGCGTGGTGGTGGGGCGGTAAATAAACACAGCATTAAACGTTTTAGAGGCGGTGGTGCGGTGAAAAAAACGGGCCTTAAAAAATAATGGCTACGTCTGGGTCTATCAATTTTGAACTCGATGTCAGTGAGTATATTGAGGAAGCCTTTGAACGGTGCGGTCTTGAAGTTCGTACAGGTTATGATCTAAAAACCGCGAAGCGTTCTATGAACTTGCTTCTAGCGGATTGGGCTAACCGTGGCTTAAACCAATGGACCATTAAGCAGACCTCCATAACCGTGGCGGCGGATATTACTGAATATCCTGCGGGCACCGTAACTATGACGGTGGGTTCTAGTTCAGGTTTTACTGTCGCTGAAACCATTACGGGAGGAACCAGTGGCGCTACGGCTTCCATTACCAATCTTCCCTCGGGTACTTCCATGGCGATCACCATTCCGACAGGAACTTTCACCAACGGTGAAACCCTTACCGGTGGGACAAGCGCAGCAACTACCACCCTTTCTGCTGCTGTTGATTTAACGAACGCACAGGGCACCATAGATATTTTATCGTTAGTGGTTAAACGAGGCGATAACAGTTATGCCGCCGCGCGTTTAAGTCGGGACGGATATATTACGATCCCAAATAAAACAGAAACAGGTCGTCCTTCCCAGTTTTTCTTAGATCGACAAGTAACGCCTAATTTAAAAATTTGGCCTGCTCCGGAAAACAGTACCGACATTCTCATTTTTGATCGTCTTTATCGAATAGACGATGTGGATGATTTTACAAATACGCTGGGTGTACCGTTTCGTTTTTATCCTGCTTTGGCCGCAGGACTTGCTTATTACATTGCGTTAAAACGAGCGCCCAATCGGATTCAAGTTTTGAAACCGTTATATGAGGAAGAGATGGAGAGGGCTATGGTAGAAGATCGTGACCGAGCCTCGTTTAATGTCGTGCCTAGCTTAGAGTATGCGAGATTTAACTGATGTCTCGTTTCGCTGTAGGAAAACATGCGCGGGGAATTTCAGATAGGTCTGGGGCTTCTTATTTACTTAGGCGTATGAAAAAGGAATGGACCGGAGCGCTTGTTGGCTATGACGAATGGGAACAAAAGCAACCC